ACACATTTTCCTTTCCTGCACGAAATCTCAGTGCAGATCGGGCCGAACTCTGGGGCCGGTGGTCTGATCGGGGTTCTCCCGGCCGGGTCGATCATGGGGAATATCCACAACGTCATTTCGCAGGCGTTCAACTCGACCACGAACACCGGGGGCGTGGGGACACTGCCGCCGCCCAGTGGCGCCAATCTTCAGGGCGGGATCGACCTCACGGTGCCCATCCGTTCGGACAACCTCATGCCTGCCGGGGTGTGCGGCCCGCTCGGCGTCGATACGCCGATTTATTGGACGGCGGCTTTCACCGGCCCAGCGCCGACCCAGGGTGTCTGGACGGTCTGGATCGACTTCCTGCCCGGCGCTGGATAGCGGAGAAAACCCATGCCGACAGGCGGCCGTAAAACTCACCTTCAAGTCATTCACGAAATCAGCCAGCAGTTCGGCTTTGGACAGGTCGCGGGCGTCGTCGGCGTCCTTCCGGCCGGGGCGATCCTGAACCTCACGCACCTGCTGGTTTCGCAGGCCTGGAACGGAACCACCAACACGATAGCGGTTGGGACCACGCCGGGCGGCGCGCAACTACTGGCTGCGACCGACCTCAAGACGCTGGCGCGCACCGATACGGCTGCGCCCATCGCGGCGATGGGGCCGTTCGGGGTGGATACGCCGATCTACGGGACCATTGCGGGGACTGGCCCGGCCCCGACGCAGGGCGTGGCGACTGTCTGGCTGGATTACCTGCCGGGGCCTGGATAGGGGCGTTGTGGCCTATCCCCAGCAGCCCGGTCAGCAGGGTCTTCTGAGCCCGTTGCTCACGTCCCTGATCGCGCAGGGGCAGAAGTCGATCATGCCCGCTGAGGCCTACGACATTTCCCATCTTGCGGGTGGTGGCGCTGGCGCTCCGGCGCCGCAGCGACCCGCGCCCGCCCCTATGCCGTCGCCCGCCGACGTGATGGCCCCCGGCTATGGGGCGCCGGTGTCACAGGCGCCTATGGGCCTCGGCGGCAGGCAGGGCTTCCTGAACAATCTGCTGCCGCCTGGGATGGGCCAGCCGAACCCCGACGACTTGGCCGGGCTCTACTAGGCGGTGGCGTATGGCGACGCTTGGCGACTTGAAAGCAAGGATCATCAGCGAGACGACGCGCGACGACCTCGCCGATGATCTGGCTGCACAATTTCAAAACGTCATCGCGCAGGCCATAGACCAGTATGCGGCCGAACGCTGGTGGTTCAATGAAAGTCGCCAGTTGGTTCTGACGACGCCGGGTCAACCGACAATACCATGGCCGACCGGAGCCCGCATCATCGACGGCCTTTACCTTGAGCAAAACAACGGAAACACGCGATGGCCGCTCACCGCCCGGTCAATAGACGAGTTCGAACGGTTCATGCAGCCGAACGTCCGGGGGCAGCCCACGGATTACTTGGTCAAAGGTCTGCTGGTCTACCTGTTCCCAACGCCCAACGCGGCCTACTCGCTGGCTTGGGACCTTCTAATCGACGTGGCCCCGCCGCTGCTGGCGGACACCGACCAGAACTTTTGGACGAACCAGGGCCAAGACCTCATCGTCGCCCAATCTAAGATCAGGCTCTATCGCGACTACTTGTCGGCCGTGGCGACCGATCCTCGGCTGCTGGGAACCCAGATGCAGGAGCAGGCCGCCTATTCGCGCCTTCGCGCCGAAAGCACGCGCCGCACTGCGACGGGAAGGCTGCAACCCGCATGGTGATCCGCCGCGCCCCGTCGCAGAACCTTTTAGAGCCTGACGCGCCGTCCTGGGCGCATCGGTTCTCGCTGCGGATACAGGCTTATTTCAAGCTGGTGCATCCGATTGAGCCTGCCGAGATTTTCGCGGCGAACAAGGCCGAGCTTCCGTCGCCCGCCGACTGGCGCGGCTGTTTCGCCGTCGTGCCGGATCAGCACGCGCTGGTGGTTTCGGACGGGGTGAACTGGCTGACGATCCCGCTGGGAGGGCCTGTCTGATGCCTTCGAACTGGACTGCTTCAGCCCGGTTCGTCCTTCAGGCGACCGGCGAAAACAACAACACCTGGGGCGTGATCCTCAACCAGGGCGCTTTCCAACTGATAGACGACAACATCAACGGCCGCCTGCCGTTCGTGCTGTCGGGGATCAAGGTTCTGACCACCGCCAACGGCGCCCCGGATGAGGCGCGTATGGCCTTCCTCGACGTGACCGGTGGGACGGGCGGGACGGTGACTATTCCCCCGGTGCCCAAGGGTTACTTCGTCCGCAATAACGCCGCTGGTCAGGTGTCGATTTCGCAGGGCGGCGCGATCACTGGGGTTTTTCAGACTGGCGACATGGGGCCGGTGTTTGCGGATGGCGCCGGATCGGTGTTCCAAATCTACTTGTCGAACAAGACGCTTCGCCAGTTCATCGCGGACGGCGATCAGGCGGCTATCGACTACATCAACGCCGCGATTTCGGCCGGGACGGCGCTTTTGCCGCCGTCTGCCGGTCAGAACGGGAAGGCGCTCATGGTCCGCATGATCGGAGCGCCGCCTGTTGAGGCGTGGCAACCGGATTTCATCGGCACGGCGGACGTGATCGGGCTGTCGGCGGCCCTGGTTAACACCCTGGGGCAAGCCATCGCCTTTGCAGTGTCGCTCTAGGAGGGCGGGGATGGCGGTCGCACCGAACAAAATCGTCACGCCTCAGGCGATCATCACCGGCACCGGGACCACGTTCGGGCCGATCCCGGCGAACGCCAATTACGACGTGCCCACCTCCACGGCGCCGGTGCTGGCGGCCCGCGCTGGGGGCGCGCGGCTGACGCGGGTGTGGGCGTGCCTGGGGAGCGGCGCGCGGGTGGCTTCCGACTGCCAGCTTTACGGGGTCAAGGCCGGGGTGTTCCGGCTGCTGCGGGTGCTGGCCGTGCCGCTGCTGAACGTGCCCGCGAACAACGTCCTGGCGATTGACCCGCTGGACTTCGGCTTCAGCGATTCCTTCCCGCTGTTCCTGGCCCCCGGCGAGGCGCTGGCGATGGCGGTTTCGGTGGCGCAGGCCGCCCTGCTCGTCCGCGCCGAAGGCGGCGCCTATTGGGATGCGACCATGCCCACGCCCGCTCAGTCCAACTCGATCATCACGCCGCAGGCCCCGATCACTGGGGCCTGCAAGCTCGGCGCCGCTGGGGTGGGCGACTACACCACGCCGGGTAACACCGTGGCTCTGCTGGCGGGCCAGCCGAACGGGGCGCGGATCACGAAAATTCAGGCGGTCCCGGCGGCGACCACGGTGACTTCGGATTGCGAGCTTTACGCCTTCGACGGGGTGAACAACCGGCATATCCGCTCCATCGCCGTGCCGGTGGTGGCGATTGCCGCTGGGAACCTCGCGGCGATCCCGCCGCTGGACTTCGGCTTCAGCGAAGCAAACCCGCTCTACCTTGGCCCGAACGAGGGCCTGAACGTCGCGGTGTCGAAGGCGCAGACGGCGCTGGTGGTGCGCTGCGAAGGCGGCGCCTACTGAGATGCTGAACGGCGGCGATCATCTGGCCGGTTTCCTGGGCCAATCGCTCGGCGGCAAAAAGCCTGTGGCCGGGGCGTTCAATTTTGTCGCCAACTACTCTGCCGGAACTTATGCGCTGACGGTGCCGCGCGACGGTTTCTGGAAATTCGTGGCCTGGGGGGTCGGCGGCAGTTGCGGGGGCCTGACGGACCCCGGACAGGCCAGCGCGGGCTATGTCGAGGTGACCCGGTTCCTGGCGGTTGGCCAGATAGTGACGCTGGTGGTGCCGGTCTACACAGGCGTTCCGGGGGCGACCACGATCACCTTCCCAGATGGTTCTGTGGCCAGCGCCGGATCGGCGCAGGGCGGCGCGGCGCCGACGCCGGGCGTGGCCACTGGCGGCGACGTGAACCTCAACGGTTCGGCGGCTCCTGGGGCGGGCGCCTTCGACGGCCTGCCCGGCGGCGGCACCGGTGGCGGCCCCGGCGGCCTGCATCAAGCGGGCAATTCCGGTGGCTCGGGCGCTCCGGCCAACCTGCCGTTCATCGGCGGGCGCGGCGGCTTGGGCGGCGGCGGGGTGACTTCACCAGCGGGTGTGGGTGCGGGCTGCGGCGCGGCGGGTGGCAGCGTGGTCGGTGTTCAGGCCGGGCCTGCCCTCGTCATCGTCCTGTACGTCAATTAGGGCGCCCGGCGATGGCCAATCTCCCCTTTTTCCCGCCGACCGGCCTTGTGAACGATGATACCCAGTTCGCCGAGCAGGGCCGTTGGCTGAATGGCTCGCTGGCGCGCTTCTACGGCGACAGTTGGCAGGTTAAGGGCGGCTGGGAGCGGCTGATTCTCGACAACCTGGGCGGCGTCTGCCGGTCGGTGCTGTCGTGGACCGACAGCACGAACGACCTCAACATTGCTTTTGGCCGCCACAACGGCCTGTCGGTCTGGCGTGACAATGTTCTCTACGACGTGACCCCGGCCGAGTTCGTCGCGGGCTCAATCGACGGGACCGGAGGCGCGGGCTACGGGACCGGCGAATATGGGATCGGGACCTACGGCACGCCCTCAGTCGCCGACTACTTCCCGATGACATGGAGCCTAGGGAACTGGGGCGGCTTTCTCCTGGCGAACCCGCGCCACCAGGGGATTTTCGTCTGGGACGGCACGGCGCCCGGCATAGCGACGCTGATCCCCGGCGCACCCGCTCAAGTGACCTACATGCTGTCGATGCCGCAGCGTCAGGTTATGGCGCTGGGCTGCAATGAGGAGGTTAGCGGTGTTTTCAACCCGCTCTGCATCCGCTGGTCCGATATCGAGGATTACACCGACTGGACCTCGACCGCCCAGAACAACGCTGGGGAGTGGATTCTTGAGAGTGGCGGCCGGATCGTCTGCGGCCGGGTGATCGGTGACTACGCGCTGGTTTGGACGACCGATGGGCTGTTCCTGGGGACCTATATCGGGGCGCCCGGCCAGACATGGAAGTTCGAACGGCAGGGCGCGCACTGCGGCTCGATCAGCCCTGGTTGCCCGGCCGTGTCGGCTCAGAACGTCGCCTGGATCACGCCCAGCCTCGACTTCTGGCAATACACCCTTGGCAGTCAACCGGCCCCGCTTCACTGCGATATCCGGCTGATGTTCATGGATCACATCACAGCCGGGCAGGATGACAAGATCGTCGGTTCGTCGGTCGGCAAATTCGGGGAATTGACGTGGTTCTGGCCAGATGACCGCGACGGCTTTGACTGTTCGCGGGCGCTGGTGGTCAACCCTGGGGGCTGGTCGCGGGATATCCTGCCGCGCTCGGCGTTCTGTGACGCAGGGCCTCAGACCTACCCTATCGGCGTCGCGCCGACCGGCGAAATCTACTGGCACGAAAAGGGCAACTCGGCAGATGGCGCCGTGCTGTCTGGCTTCATCGAGTCGGCCGCTTTCTACCTCGGCGAGGCCGAGCAGGAAATGTTCGTCACCGGCATGTGGCCCGACCTGAAGGACCAGCAGGGAACCTTCAGGCTGACCCTGTTCACAAGACAGTTTCCTCAATCGACGGAACGGGCTCATGGTCCGTGGCTGCTGACCCCCGGTCAGTCAAAGCGCAGCTTACGCCTTTCGGGCCGCATCGGTCGCGTTCGCTGGGATTGGGCGTCGGCCCCTGCCTACGGGCGGGGTGGAAAAATGGAGTTCGCCGTCGATCCGATAGGAGGCCGGTGATGCCGCTCAAAAAGTCAGGTTCCAAGGGCGCCTTCAAGTCGAATATCCGACAGGAGGTCAAGGCCGGGAAGCCCGTCAAACAGGCGGTCGCCATCGCTTACGCGACCCAGCGAAAAGCTCACTCGGGCCGGAAGCGCTGACATGGACGACGCGAAGAACACCTGGGGCGAGGAACTGAACGACAGCGCGGCGTTCAACCCGACCCGGATCAAGCTCTACGACCCAGAGCCGGTCGATCCGGTGCTGGCCCAGTGGGCGCGGTTCCGCGACCAGTTCGCTGAGGGGATGCGCGACGGCTTTTGGACGCTTGAAGACCTTGAACAGAAGGTCGGCGACAAGCGGGCGTTCTTCTTCCCCGGCCGCGATGCGGCGATGGTCGCCGAAATTGCGGTCTATCCGGGGGGAACGCGGGCGTTTCAGGTTCTCTGGGCCTGCGGCGACGTGGCCGAGCTTCTTCAGATGGCGCCCGGCGTTGAGTCCATGGGCCGCATGATGGGTTGCACGGAAATGCTGATTGAGGGCCGTGCAGCCTGGGCGAAGCTGCTGAAGCCGCTGGGCTATGAGCCCTTCAGCGTCACCCTGCGGAAGGCTCTGTAGTCATGAGCTTCACCGACAAGAAGACCAAATCGACCCAGGACTCGTCGGGGACCTTCAGCCAGACCTCGACGCCGAATGTGCCGACGTGGATTAGCGATCCGGCGCAGGCGATGGCGGGTCAGGTCGGCAAGCTTCAGGCGCAGGGGCCAAGCGCGTTCACGCCGACCACCAGCAGCCTTGAAAATCAGGTGACGGCGGGGGCGGCGAATTTCACGCCGAGTTCCAACTATTCCGATGCGACGGGGGCCTTCAACAACATTCCCCAGGTTGAGGGGCAAAGCCTACTGACCAACCTGTCGGACTACTACAACCCGTTCAAGGAACAGATCACCAACCCGGTGATGAACGACTTCGACTTTCAAGCCGGTCAGACCCGCGCCGCGCAGGCCGCGCAGGCGGCCCAGGGGAAGGCGTTTCAGGGGTCGCGCTACGGTATCCAAGAGGGTGAGACGGAAGGCGCCCTAGCGCGGGCTCGGGCGGCGACGGAAGGTGGCCTGCTGTCGAATATGTTCACGGAGTCTACCGGGCTCAGCAGTCAGGACGCGGCGCGACGGCAGGCGGCTATGGAAGCCAACCAGGGCGCCGGGGTCGCCAAGGCTCAGGGCCTCGCCGGGATCGACACGGCGAAGAACGCCCAGCAGCTTCAGGAGCAGGCCGCGCAGGCTGCGATAGCCCAGCGGGCGACCGAAGAACAGCAGATACAGCAGCAGTATCCGCTGACTTTCGCGGCCCAGACCGAAGGGCTGCTGTCCGGCCTCAATCCGGCGCTCTACACCGGCAGCACCACCAGCGGCACGACGACGGGGCATTCGACGGGAACGACCGTCGTCAGCGATCCCATCGGTCAGGCCGCGAACCTGATGGCCGGGGTGGGCGGACTGTTCAAGGGCCTTGGCGGCATTCCAGGGGGTTAGTAGATGGGTCTTCTGAAGCCGATTGAAGACGATCAGGAAGACCCCGGGTTCTTTGACACTCAGGTCGGCGACGGGCTGCTGAACGGCCTTCAGGGCGACCAGCCTGACCAGCCCGAGGAGCCGACGCCCGGCGATGAGCCGCCCGGGTCGTTCCCGGCTGCGTCGGCAGTGGAAGCCGCCCCAGAGGCGACGGCGGCGGCCGGGGAAAAACCGAAGCGCGGGCTGCTGTCCCGCATAGGGAGCGGACTATTCGGGACGGACAGCGGCGGGGCGACGTTCGCCGACCGGCTGATTGGCGCGTCGATGGGCCTGAAGGGCGATATCGGCGGCGAGGGGACCTACTTCCAAGGGATTACTGACCGTACTCAGAAACAGGCGCTTGTGAAGCAGCAGCAGCTTGGCCAGCAGATCGACAGTCAGGCGTTCAATGGGGCCTGGGATACGGACCCCAAGACCGGGCGGCGCACTTTCAATCAGGACAAGTATCTGACCTTGCGGCAGCAGCTTGCGGCGCAGGCCAAGCTGTCGCTGAGCCCGATGGGCGCGGCCCAGACGATCAAGGCGTTCGCCGACAGCGCCAACTGGTCGTTCCAGAAGGATGATCTGGGCAACATTTGGCGGGTGAACAAGGCGACCGGCGAGAAGTCGCTAGAGGTCAAGGCGGGCAAGCCGCAGGAGTTCGACACCAAGGACAAAATCTACCTGATGGACGACGCTGAGGGCGGCGGCGGTGGCGATCAGACCGCACCGGCTGGGGGCGCTGCGCCCGCCCCGGCTGGGGGAGCCGCGCCGACCGCGCCGACCGGGGCGCAGCCAGCCGCTTATCAGGCGGCGGTCGGCAAGCGCGAGGGGACCGCCCAGAACCCTAATTCGAGCGCAGCGGGGGTCGGTCAGTTCCTCGGCAGGCTGGACGCCCAGGGCAAGGGCAAGGGGACGTGGTTCGACGTGATGCGGAACGATCCGCAGTTCGCCCAGGATATCGCTGGGAAGTCGGACGCCGAAATCCTCGCCATGCGCGCGAACCCGGAAATCGCCAACCGGGCGATTGCGTCCTACGCGGCGATGAACGCCCCGATCCTACAGGCGGCCGGAATTACGCCGGATGCGGCCTCGCTGGGGATGGCGCATGGCTACGGCCCGGTTGGGGCGGTGAAGATCATCAAGGCCGCCCAGAGCGCACCGGACACGCCGATGGAGTCGCTGGTCGGGGCGCACACGGCGTTGATTAACCGCGTGGCCGGAAAGACGGCTGGGCAGGTTGCGGCGCAGTTTCAGCAGCAGTTTGCGGGTGGCGGCGCACCAGCGGCGGCCGGGGCGGCTCAGCCAGCGGCGGCGACGGAGCCGATGCAGAACGGCCTGACGGCTGAGGAGCTTAAGCAACTGGGACCGGCGCCGAAGGGCAAGCACTGGTTCAAGCCGGGGGCTGGCGAGGAGGAGAAGGATATCGAGCTAACCGACGACGCCGCGACTATGTTGGCCGGGCGCTACATTAAGGACGGCACGCTGCCGCAGATGCGGGATAACAAGGGCCTCGCCAAGACGAAGATTCTCAACAAGGCCTCTGACATGATGAAGTCGCTTGGCCTGACCGCCGCTGATCTGGTTTCGGGGGTGGCCGACATTAAGGCGACCGCTGCGGCGTTGACCAAGAACACGACGAATCTGGCGGCTATCAAGGGGTATGAGGACACTGCCGGAAAGAACGCCGATCTGGCTCTGAAGCTTGCCCCGGCTGGCGCTGCCCAGTTCAACAATAACGTGCTGAATCGGTGGGTTCAGACCGGCCGTCGCGCCATAGCTGGCGATCCGAACGTCACCAGCTTCGACGTGGCCCTGGGGACCTTCCTTGACGAGTATACGAAGGTCGTCGTCGGCTCGAATGGCGGTCAGGGAACCACCGATGCGGCGCGGAAGGAATCCTACGACCGGCTCAGCAAGTACGCCTCTCAGGGCCAGTTGGCGGGCGGCATTGCCACCATGAAGCAGGAAATGCGGAACCGCACGAGTTCCATGGAGGACGTGAACGAAGGCTTGCGGTCGCACATTCGGGGTGGGGTCGGGTCTGCCCCGGCTGCTGAGCCTGCGGCTCCTGCCGCGCCTGCCGCTCCTGCCGCGCCGCCAGCGTCTACGCCGCCAGCTTCGGCGCTTCAGGAAGGCAAGGTCACGACGTTCAAGAACAACCAGCAGTGGACGTTGCGGGGCGGTAAGCAGGTGAGGCTGAAATGAGCGATTGGGACGTTGCCAGCGTCGCCCCCGATCCGGCCGCCCAGCCGCCGCCGAAGCGCGGCATTATGGATGACGTTGGCGGGGTCATGGCCTCGCTCTACCGGGGGACCGGGATCGGCGACGAACTGAACGCGGGCATAGCCGCCCCGATCAACGCCGGTATCGACGCGGCGACCGGCAAGGGCAGTGGCAACCTCTGGGACCGCCTCAAACAGGGCTTCAACGAAAACCTGAGCTACCAGCGCCAGTCTGAGGCCGGGCTACAGCAGGCGCATCCGTATGTCGCAGGCGCCGCCAAAGACGTTGGCTTCCTCGCCCCAGTCGCGGCGGCGTTGCTGACCGATGGGGCGACGGTGGCGCCGGAAGCACCCGGCCTGCTGAACACCCTGCGGAGCGTGATCGCGCCTACGGCTCAGGTTGGGTCGCGGGCCATGAACGCTGTGCGCGGCGCGGTGACGGGCCTGACCGGCGCGGCCGGTTACGGGCTGGTGGACGCCGGGACGCCGCAGGAGCGGTTGAAGGCGGCCGGGGAAGGCGCACATAACCCGGTGGCCGCCGTCCTGGGCGCGGCGGGCGGGGCGTTGGGGCCGACCCAGAACGCCGCGAAGGGTAACTCGCTTGAGGCGATTCAGGCGGCCACGGCCGGGCTCGGGAAGATGCGGGACAAGGCCTACGAGGCGGTTGACAACCTGGGGGCTTACTTCAAGCCGACTTCGGCGAAGTCGCTCTGGATCAACATGCAGCACGATCTGGCTGAGGCCCCGCCGTTCGATCCGAACAATCCCGACATGAAGGGCGTTCAGGGTGTCGTGGATTTCGCACGGTCGAAGCTCAACTCGGGCCAGCCGTTGTCGATGACCACGCTGGGCCAGATCAGGAC